GATTAGTTAAGGAATTACGAGTGAAATTGGAAGAAAAGGACCGTACAGAGGCAGAGCAGAAGGAAATCCAAGAAAAACTAAACGCGCGCATTGATGAATTGGAAGCGAAGCTAATGCGGCCACCGCTGGGGGAAACCGGTAATGTACAAACAGAAACAACCAAGGCATTTGTACATTTTATCCGCGAAGGGAAAGCTGGCCTAACACCAGAGGAACGCAAAGCATTAGTCGAAAATCAAAATGGTCAGATACTTGTACCAGAAGATGTAGAAACTGAACTGTACAGGCAGTTGCCGATGCTTACGGTTATTAGACAGCTTGCAACGGTGAAACAAACTCGCAGCGATCGTGTAAGAAGAAGAAGCATTAATGAAGCAGTTGTGGATTGGGGTAAACTGGAAACAGGCAATACTATACCGCAGGATAACTTCACAGCAGGCGAAGCTTACATTTATATTGAGGATCTCTACGGTTTATCTCTCATTGGCGAGGATGAACTCATGGATACTGATTTGAATTTACAAAGATTCATAATCGAAAGCTTCGCACGTGCAATTGCTGAAAAAGAGGAAGAAGGTTTTATCGTTGGTCAAGGGCATACAGCTGGAGAACCGGAAGGTGTAATACCTAACATCACAAGTATTGAAACAATAACACCTAGTGTACTCACGGCAGATGATCTACTTAGGCTTATTTATAAAGTACCAGCACAATATCGCACCAATGGAACATTACTTGTAAATAGCCAAACTGAATATACAATGCGCATTATGAAAGATGCTTTGCATAGCCAGTATTTATGGCAACCAGCGCTTGCAGCAGGAACACCAGCAACATTCGCAGGTTATCCTATCAGAAATTGCGAATTTATACCAAATATTGCTGACAACAATGTAATAGCTGTGTTTGGTGATTTTCGCAGTGGATACACAATCTACGATAGGCTTGGAACTACTCTACAGCGCTTAGATGAACTCTATAGTGTACAAGGTATGGTAGGATTTAAGATTCATTCACGTGTAGGCGGCGCAGTTGTACGTTCTGATGCGCTTTGTGGTTTAAAGATTAAAGCTGGAACTGGAGCTTAGTATGCAGATAAAAACAAAAGTAGGAATAATCAGTACATTTGGTATTTACAATGTGGGTGATATAGTGGAATTACCTGATGATATAGCATATACTTGGATAAAAGATGGACTAGCTGAAAAGGTATCTTCTGTACCGCGGCCAAAGGAGTATAAAGGTGCTAAGAAGGATACAGAATCCGCGGATTGAACCTGTATCTGCAGATGAACTGGCCGTATATCTTAGGCTAGATCCGGAAACGCAGGGTGAGGAGCAGAACCTCCTTGCCCTGCTTCTCACCGCAGCTAGGGAATTCGCAGAAGAATACACAGGAAGAAGTTTAATCACACAAAAATGGCGCTATGATGTACAAAATGCATATGGTGTGCATTTAAGAGATCTACCTAGACCACCTGTGCAAACAGTAGAAGAGAGAACAGCAGATTATATAGTATATACTGCTGGATATGGAGATGTACCTGAAAGTGTGCCTGCACCTATACGGAATGCAATTATGCAGTACGCGGCTTTTTTATACGAGAACCGCGGCGATATAAACGCCGAACCACCGCAGGCAGTACTAGATTTGTTAAAACCGTACGTGGTAAGAAAACTATGAAAAGGGTTGCGATTGGCGGTTTAAAAAAACGTGTAACAATCTTAAAACAGGTGCGCACAAGCGATGGACAAGGCGGCTTTACTGAAACATGGCAGGAAGTTGGTACCGTGTGGGCCGCCATTGAACCTATTTCAGGGCGGGAATACTACGAAGCGATGCAACTAGCAAGTGATGTAACACACAGGGTGCGAATGCGCTACATGGATTTGACACCGCACGAAAAAATAAAATATGATGACAGGGTGTTTGACATTATAGCAGTGATAGATGTAAACATGGAACACCGGGAGTTAGAGGTGCTTTGTAATGAGCGAACTTAAAATAAAAGTTGAAGGTATTGATAAAGTGATTGAAAACATAGATAAATACAATGATGAAATACAAAACAAAATAAAGCAAGTACTTGCCGACGGCGGAATGAAAATACAAACAGAAGCACAGAACCGCGCGCCAGTACGAACCGGAACCCTGCGTGCTAGCATAGAATATAAACCCAATGAATTACAGGTTGAAGTAGTAGCTGGCGTGGATTATGCAAGTTTTGTGGAATTTGGCACGCGCTTTATGGAACCGCAACCGTTTCTTACCCCGGCATTTGAACTTGTAGCGCCGCAGATTGAACGTGATATAAAGGAAGTGCTTCAAGGTGCTGAATGAATTACAGGCCGCGGTTTATACGCGTTTAACTTCGCTTGGTTATTCTGTTTATGATGCAGTACCAGAACAAACCACATACCCCTATATCGTGATAGGCGATGATTTTGCAACAGATTGGGGAACAAAAAACTTCCCTGGCTGGAACGTGCTTGTAACAATACATATCTGGAGCGATTACAACGGCTGGCAAGAAACAAAGGCAATAATGGACGCGGCAGAACAAGCACTTTGCGTTGATGAATTTGTGCTTCAGAACCACACAATCGCAGTGCTTTTACCCGAAAGTGCGCAGGTGCTACGCGACCCGAGTGGCTTGCGGCATGGTGTGTTAAGATTGCGTGTTAAAATTATATAAAAAGGAGGAAAGATAAATGTCAACAGAAGTAATAAAAGGTATAAGCTTCCTGCTATATGTGGGTGATCAACCAGTGGCAGGGCAAAGAAATGCTAATTTGAGCGTAAGCGCCGATAACATAGATGTAACCAACAAGCTTGGTGATGGCTGGGCAGAAAATCTTGCAAGCTTCCGTTCGTGGAGTATTGATGCAGATGGCCTTGTAGTACCTTCAGATACGGCTTATGAAGCATTAGAAGCGGCCGCCATGAATGGTACCAGTGTAACAGTGAAACTTAGCACAGGCACAACGGGCCGCACTTACACAGGCACGGGGTATATCACGGATTTTTCAATTGGAATGCCCTACGATGATGCTACAACCTATTCTTGCACTATTACAGGCACGGGCCCACTTACAAGAACCGGAACGGGGTCATAACTTATGACGTTTGAAGCGAACGGCCAGATATACGAACTAAAATATAATATTCGTGCCCTTCGCACGATTGAAGATGTGTTTCAGTGCCCGCTACCAGAATTACAAAACAAGTTTGAAAAGGGCATTGGCATTAATGATCTAGTGAAATTTTTCCAGATTGGGCTGATGCATGCTAACCCGGGCATTACAGTAGAACAAGTGGATACCATTATTGACAACATCGGAATAGAAAAGGCCGCTGAATTGTTTGCCACGGCGTTTCAGGAAGCATTCCAAAAAAAAGCGTAACTGAAAGCAGCGATGATGTGCGTGGTATAGATTGGGAGGAACTATTGACGCAGTGCGTGCGTGCAGGCATCGGCCTTGAACAGGTAATGAACTATACCCCGCACGAAATTGAAGTTGTATTAAATGGTATTACTTTAAGAAAACAAGACGAGCTTTATATAAAGGCATGGGAACTTGCTAATATTATTAACTACACAGGCCGGACAAAGAAATTAATAAAGCCAGAGGATCTGGTGCGTGTTAAACAAGAAAGAACAAAGCAACAGTTAGATATACGGGCCGAATGGGAACGCATATTAAATACAATGGAGGTGCAGTAAGTGGCAGATGCAGGAGAACTAGTAGTACGTGTTAGCGCTGATACAAAGGATCTTGAAAGCGCACTAAAAAGCGCCCAAAAAACGATTGACAAAGTAGGATCTTCTTTTCAGAAAGTAGGTTCGCAACTTACAAGGGGCCTGACCGTACCAATAGCGGCCGCTGGCACCGCCATTATGGGTGTATGGCAGAATATAGATTCTGCCGAGGATAACATAATAGCCAAAACAGGCGCAGTTGGAGATGCAGCAAAGGAACTAAAAGGTACATTTAAGAATGTGTTTGGCAGCATGCCTGCAGATGCACAAACCGCAAGTGATGCTGTAGCTGAACTTAATACGCAATTTGGCCTGATGGGGAAACAGCTAGAAGATGCAAGCAAATATTTGATAATGTTCAGTTCCATCACAGGTGCGAATGTAACTGAAGCAGCACAGCAAGCAGAAAAAGCAATGCGCATGTTTGGCATTTCAGCTGAACACCTGCCAGAAGTATTAGATGCTGTGGCAGCGGCTGGACAAAGAACGGGCGTTTCCACTAACGAATTAATGCAGGCTGTAATTGACCTTGCACCACAGCTTAAGAAAATGGGTTTCAACCTTGCTAGTTCAATACAATTTATTAGCGAAACAGAAAAAGCGGGTATAGATGCAAGCAAAGCAGTAACTTATTTAGGCCGCGCGCTTGCAACTGGTGCTAAAAAGGGTAAAAGCACAAGTGCGATGCTGGAAGAAATGGCTAAGAAATTCGCTGCTGCCAAAACAGAAACCCAGCAAACCGCGCTAGCGATGGAATATTTCGGGGCCAAGGGTGTATATACACTAATTGCTGCTATTCAACAGGGGCAGATTAGCCTATCCGATTTAGCAAAAGCTGCAAAACAAACACAGGATCCGCTTGCAGGCCTTGCCGAAACCACTGGTACCGTGGCGCAAACCTATGAAGAAACACTGGATCCGATTGATAAATTTAAAGCTAAGATGAATGATTTAGCACTTAAGATTGCCCCATTGGGTGTGACACTCCAAGAAACAATAGAACCAGCACTAACAAATATCATAGATCACATAGGCAAGCTTTTAGATTGGCTTAACAAACTTGACCCCACCACAAAGAATATGATAGTACAAGTTGGCGTTGCTTTAGCCGTACTGGGGCCCCTGGTAAGTATAATCGGGGGCGTTATAAAAACGATAGCAACCGTCATTGGCTGGATAGGAAAGATAGTAGGTGCATTACAAAGCTTATGGGGTGTTGTATCTGGCGTGGTAAGTGCTATCGCAGGTGTAATAGGCTGGCCCGCGCTTGTGGCGGCGGCTGTAGCGGCCGGTGTAGCGGTGGTAGTTAAATATTGGGACCAAATATCCGCGTTTATAAAAACGGCCTATAAATGGATAGTGGATACTTTTACAAGCTTATGGAATACCATTAAGGGGCCGCTTCAAAACCTATGGAACGACGTTCGGGGTTGGCTACAACCCGTATTTGATGTATTTGTGAACGTTTTCACGGCTATTAAGAATGCGGTAGCAAGCATCTGGTCTGGGCTGGTAAACGTGCTTAAAACGCCGCTGAACTGGATAATTGGTGCAGTAAACACCGTAATTAGCGGCCTGAATAAAATACGATTTTCTATCCCTTCTTGGGTTCCTGGCCTTGGTGGTAAATCGTTTGGTATTAACATCGCAACCATACCACAGTTAGCTACTGGCGGCATTGTAACACGGCCAACACTAGCTATGGTGGGCGAAGCAGGCCCTGAAGCAGTAGTGCCATTAAATGGACAAGGTATTGGCGGATATATTATAATTAAGCAAATGATAGTGCGGGAAGAAGCTGACATAGATCGCATATCACAGCAATTGGCTAGCAAGGTATTACAGGCCCAGAAATATCGGGGGGTGAGGTAGTGGATTTTACATTTAATGACATATCATCTTCCATATATGGCGTAAATGTTACAGATATTCGCATCTTTTCACCGGAAGTAAGGGATGAATACGAATACATACCGGGCAAGGATGGAAGTTACATATTCAACGCAGCCTACGGAGATAGGCGTGTGGAGGTGGATTGTTACATCGCGCAGCCTACAGTGGCAGAAACACTCGCAAAAGAACGCGAAATAACAGGCTGGCTACTTCGGCCGCAACAACGTGCACAGTTGCATTTTACCACGGATCAAACAGTATACTTTATGGCAAAAGTAGATGAACAAATAGAATTTAATCACCAATTAAACGTTAGCTTTTTCACAATTAGTTTTAACTGCGAACCTTTTATATATTCCGTTCAAGAATATAAAAAAAGCGTACAAGTGGAATCTGGTAGCACGATGTATGTGCAGGTAGAAGGAACGGCCTATACCTATCCGATTATTGAAATATCCCCTGTTAGTGATAACATTTCTGGCGGCCAGCTTCAGGTGCGTGGGATTAAGTTAAACATCAACCTTCCGATTAATGCGGGTGAAAAACTTATTCTTGATACAAGTAAACTTACGGCTACGAAGGGCGGGGCAAATGTGCTTGCGAACATATCAGGCACCTTTATGCCATTGTGGGCCGGTATTAATAGCGTTTACTGGCTGGCCGACAACGGCGCGGCCGCTAATGTAACCTTTAAGTACCACGCGAGGTGGCTATAATGGAAATACCAAAGCTGTATAGTTACTTTGAAACGCTAGAAGCGTATCTTGAGAATGCCAGTAATGTTACACAAGAACAAGAATTACAAGGTATATCTACACTGGAATTTGATTTACCACTTACTGATCCGAAGGCCGCGGATGTAGTAGTAGATAAAGAAATCGTGTGGGGCGGTCGAAGATATTACATTGTACAGATTGAAGATGAACGCGAAGGTAACCAGACGTGGAAACACGTAAAATGTGATGAAATATGGGCAACTGAGCTAGGCAAACGCATGTATCCAGAAGATATAAACTGGGAGGGTGTGAGCGTTTACTACGGCCTAAACACGCTTTTAAGTAACACAAACTGGATAATCGGGCAGATTGAAGGAGATTTGAATAAACAACACTGGATGAAGGATAGCAAAAATAACATCTTGTATCTAATGCGTGAATGGGCTAATATTTGTGGATATGAAATTGAATTTGATAGCATGAACCGCCGTGTTTTCTTCCGCACACGCATCGGCCGTGACAACGGCACTGTATTCCGCTACAAGAAAAACCTCCGAAGTGTGAAGCGAACAGTGGAACCACCCGAGGCAACCGTGTTATACATGTACGGGAAGGGCGGCCTGGCGCTGAACCAGGTAAACTATTCTAGCAATCAGTATATAGAAGATTATAGTTACTATCTTGACCAGGGCTTCACCCTTGAGCAGGCACACGCACTTTTCAAGCGCGAAGTAGTAATTGTAGATGAAAGCATTACATCTTTACAGGATTTGTATGACAAAGCGTGGGCTACACTATATCAGTTGGCTGCGCCTAAACATACGTATGAATGTACTATTGCTGATCTAAGCGAACAAACAGGCCAAGATACATTTGATATTGGCGATATAATAACTGTATACGATGAAGTTGCAGGTGTGAATGTGAAGGAACGCATTGTAAAAATAAAGCGCGTGGGTGATAGGCCTCAAGATACAGAAATTGAGCTAGCAAACCCTGTGCCGGTACTGGAGAATGTATTAAACATGAATACATCGATTCCTGTTAGTACTGGCGGAGGCAGC